CAGACGAATGATGTTTGCCATCCCCTGTTGTGCGGATTCCTGCCTCTGCCGCGCATCCGACAAGGCTTTCGCGACGGCTTCCGCAACGACTATTTGGTGCTGCGAGTCAATCTCTTGCAGTTCCGCCTGAACCGCAGCCACCGCCTCAGTAGCCAGCCGCACCGTCGCTTCAGCATCCGATTGCACCAACTCAGCGGACGCCACCATCTGCGCCCGATCGGCGCACAGTACCTCAGTAGACTGATCACAGACCGGACAGCGCCCGCCCATAACCGATGCTTGGCTCCGACGGGCACCCGACACCGCCGACTTGGCCTCGGAGAGAACATCCCACGCCGTTCGCTCTGCCGCGACAGCCAAGCGCAGCGTCTCGACAACCGGCGCCCTAGATGGAGGCACCTCCGGCATCTTGGCGGATCCCGGGGGTTCCACCACTTGAGCCGCTTGCGCCGCCTTCGCGCTGTCCAACTCCGGGGTTGGGTCCACCCCAGGATCCGACTGCTCCGCCTCGCGCACCGCATTGGAGTGATGCAGCACCGCATCTCGCATCCGGCGCATATCCGCGTCGTAGCTGACTTGCAGCACCCGCACGTCCTGTTCAACTTTCTGGTGTGCCGCTTCCTGAATACGCAGATCCGCGACGGCGCGGTCCAACGCGGAATCGAACGCACCCAAGCCGAGCAAGCCCTCAATGAGCACCTTCCGCTCTGCATCGGTTGCCACGCTGAAGTGCGCCGCATCCTGTGAACTGAAAACGTGCGTTCGACGCCACCGCTCAAAGTCACCCAACGCCGCCGACACAGAACCCTGCGCCTTGGTTGCCGTGTCGTGCTTCTCCGCTTCCGCCGCACCCGCCGGAGTCCAGGCAACCCGCTTGCGCCCACCGCGATCACACGTCCGGTCCACCCGAGCACCGGAGCGAAGCAGTACAGACACGCTCCCGGGCTGACCCACCCGCCAGCCATCCAACCCGCGCAGACTCCGACCCCAGACCGCCGCCGCGACCGCCTCAACCATCGTGCTCTTGCCGGTTCCATTCGGCCCGGTCACGACCACCAAGCCCTTCGGGGGCAGAGTGACCACCAACTTGTCGTGAACCATGAAGTTCTCGACTTCAATCCGTGAAATATCCATCACGCACCCCCGCGCAGATACCGAAGGGCTCGCGCTGTAACGTCCGCCCGGTCTACCCCCGGATCTAGTTCCATCGCAGTTGCGTGGTCATGCACGGCGCGTTCCGCTAGGGCGCCGGAGAGGGCCAGCGACACAGCTTCGCGTGCTTCTGCCTGAGCGCCCGCCGCCTCAACCTCGACCACACCACCGGCAAGCAAGCCGGAAGCGATAGCGGACTGAACCGCAATCTGCGCCTCGACCACACGTTCTCGCGTGTCACGCAGCCTCGCGTACAGAACGCAGCCGGAGGGAGCGGCAGTCACCATCCCACGAGAGGGGATCCGATTCAGGAACCTCGGCCCGGCGACCTCCACCCCGGAGCGACCCGGACCCGGAGGCCAGAACTCCACCCGACCGTACCCATCCAAGCCCGGGTTATCCCACCCGGTCGGCGCCAGTGCTCCGACTTGAACCGCCTCGACCCCGGGAAGCTGCCAGCGGAAGTGTCCATGCCAGTTACCGGCGACCGCCATTTGGGCGCCCACCGAGGCACAGACCACAGCCAAGTCTGACACGTCAACCGCATCCTCCGCGAGCGCCGCCCACGGATTCGCCTTCGTGTTCGCCGCATCCCTCAAGCCCAGATGGACCGCTACGCAGATTGGAAGCGGCACACCCCCGAGCGGCTGCATACCCCGGCAAGCGAACGCCACCTGAACGTCGCGCTGAAGCCAATCAGCCGACGGCCCCGGACGGTATGGGACCAGAAGTAGGATGCCATCGGCGGACTCAACACAATCCGGCCGCGAGTACACCCGGACGTTTGGGCAGAACGCCAGCGGCGCCAGCGCATCGTCTAAAACTTCATCCGACGCGGCATCGTGGTTCCCGCGCAGCACATGAACCGACCCGGGGAATGTCGAAAGCACGGCCATGACCGCAGCCACAACTTGCGGGGTAGGCCGATGCGAATCGAACAGATCCCCCAGGACCACGAAGTCAGACGCGCCGCGCTGAATCGCGGCATCAACCGCACGCTGCAACGTCTCGACCACGAGGCGACAGCGGGTATTGATTCCGCGCACCCTATCCCCACCCATGACGGCGTGGTTCCCAACATGAACATCAGCAACGAAGGCGAACATGATTACACCCAGACTAACGAGGGGCACCGGAGTTGAACCTCCGCGAACACCTGTTCTCTGAGCTTGGGCAGATCCGCCAGCCTTTCCCGAGCGTTGTTGCGCCCTTGGGCCAGACGTTCCTCACCGAACACAAACCAACTGCCCTTCTGTTGAACCACACCGAGCGAGAGGGCAACAGCGATCAGGTCTGAGTACCGATCAATCCCCTGACCGTACACAATGTCCACCATCGCGGACTTGTGCGGTGGCGCCATCTTGTTCTTCACGACCTTGATCTCGTGAGCGTTGCCCACCGGACCATCGGCGGACTTGATCGCTTCCCGCCGCCGAACATCCAGACGCACCGAAGCATAGAACTTCAACGCGACCCCGCCGGTTGTGACCTCCGGCGAACCGTAGAGCACCCCGATCTTCATGCGAAGCTGGTTGATAAAAATCAGAGTCGTTCCGCCTTTGGCAGCGACCCCGGTAATCTTCCGCATGGCTTGGCTCATGAGCCGCGCATGCAGACCCATGTGGGAGTCACCGATGGCCCCGTCGATTTCCGCCTTGGGCGTGAGCGCCGCCACGGAATCCACCACCACCAACCCGAAGGCGCCGGAGCGAGCCAAGTCCTCAACGACCCCGAGGGCTTGCTCACCATGATCCGGCTGGCACAGGTACAACTCTGCAATATCGCAGCCGATCCGGCTCGCATAGGACGGATCAAGGGCGTGTTCCGCGTCGATGTAGGCCACGCCCAACCCGAGGCGCTGCGCCTGAGCCACGGCATGCAACGCAAGCGTTGTCTTACCAGCGGACTCCGGCCCGTAAAGTTCGATGATTCGACCACGGGGATGCCCGCCGCAGCCGAGCGCCAAGTCCAGCGCGAGCGACCCGGAGGGAATTACCTCCGTAGGGACAATCGGAGAATCCCCAAGGCGATTGAATGACGCCTCTCCGTACTTCGCCCGGATGGCGACCGCCGTGTCTACAGCCGTTGACCCGGGAACAGGCGCATCCGGCGAGGGCGGCTTTGCAGCCACCTTCGCCGGAGCCTTCGCCGGAGCCTTGGGATCAGATTTCGTCATCGAACGGATCAGGCTGTTCGCCCGCCGAGTCGATCACCGCACTACGCGCCGAACCCGGACGCGCAGCCGGAGGCAGAGCAGGACCACGAGTGGGCGTGGCTTCCGCCGACGCCATACCCTGCCACGCCCGGATCAGTTCGACCGGGATAGTCGGGTCCACCAACGCATCCAAGTTGTGCTGCGACTGCAAGATTGCCGCCGCTTCCGACTCTGAGGCAGCGAGCGCCGAGTTGTTCCGATCCGCGAACACCGTGTACTTCGTGTCGTTCTTGCCGCTTCCCTCACGAGTAATGATCAGGTCGAACCCATCGGCGCCCGGGGAAGTGAAGTCACCACCGAGGCGCGGATTCTTACGGATGGCCTTGATCTGTCGCCAGATTTGCAACCCGACAGCCAACACACGCGGACCCGCATCGGGATTGGCGCGGTTCACCACATTGGCGTAGACGCGCAACCCGGCGGACGCACGCTTGGCACGGTCCTTATCCATCGGATTGCGGGAAGCACCAAGGCGTTCTGCGAACGCGCACGCCGGGCACGGCTGTTTGAGTTCCACTCGCGGACATGCGAACACGATCTTTTTGTCGGATCCGGGCATCGCGTCCATGTAGTGCATGGCCGTGACACGGAACGTGGGCCAGCCACCGATCGGCGCCGGGAGCACCCGCACGACTGTCTCACCCACATCCAAGGTCAGAAAGGCATGCCCGGCAAGCGCATCGACTTTCTGGTCTGCCGCGTCGAGATCGGCATCCGTAAACGAACTGTATTTGGTCAAAGCGGAAGTCATTGGGATTCTCCTGTTGGTTTTTGTAACAAGCCGCACCAAGCGGCAGAACACTAGCTTGGGCAATCATGCCCCGGATTTCACCCATCCGACGGACCAGGCCACCGACTGCGAGGCGCCCCCGAGACGCGCATTTCCGCGTTGATCTCTGCCCGCTGTTGCGCACCCAAGCTCACGAGCATGTCGCCCTTCCGCCGGATGGCATCGAGGACACCGTAAAGCCGAGTCCTCTCCGCTTCAGCGACAGCCAGCTTTTCGCAGACCGCCAAATAGTCCGAGTCAAACTCTGCAGCCGCCTTCAGTTCCACAGCCGAGACACGCGCATCACGCCCGGACAGACCCCGGCTCAACCGTTCCTGCTCGATCTCAATCTGAAGTTCGCCCCGACGTTGACCGAGCACCCGATCACACCGGACCCGAAGTTCCCCGGCCCGTAAATGCGCCGAGGCATACCGCTCGTTCCAGTACGCGAGATCGGACGGCACCCGAGCGAATTCCTCGCTCAGAGCCATTGGGTCAACTTGAACGCAGGACCACAGGTAGTCTTGAACTTCTGCCTCTGAGGTAAAGCGAGGTGGACCAGCCATCAGCCCACCGCCTTCGAAAACTGCATCCCGCACTGGCGACAGGCGAAGTGATGCCGGTTGCCCAACAGCCCAAGCGACTCGCCCTCACCTTCGGGGCACACCGGGCACGCACGGAACTCAGCCGCGAACGCCTCCAGCGCCTCGATCTCGATTTGATCCTCCGCGTCGATAGCCGACGCGAGCAACCTAGTTTTGGAGTCTGCCGCCATCAGATCACCTTCACCGAGGACATGGACCCCCAAGCGGGTCCGACCTTGGCATCCACCACCAACGGAACGCCCCAACTGTGCCAGCCCGTACAAACGCTCTGCATCTTGCGGAGTGCTTCAGGCACGAAGTCCTCGCGGACTTCAGCCAGGATGGAGTCGTAGACCGTCAGCACAAGCCGGAAGGGTGGCGCCTCATCGTCCACCCACCGAGCGAGCGTGCCGAGAGACGCAGAGGTAAACTCCGCCGCCGTGCCTTGTATCGGGGTGTTGTACGAACTCCGCTCGGCGGTAGCCCGGGCATCCTCATCGGAGTCACCGATTGCGAGCAACGGGCGGCGACGGGCGATCTTGCCATTCCAATATGTGTGGACCCACCCGGCACGGCGACACTCTGAAATCTGCGTTTTGATCCATGCCTTCAACGACGCGAAGCGACCAAGGATCGCGTTCTGAATCTTCTCCGCTTGTTGCACAGTGATCCCAAGCTGTGCAGCCAACCCCGCCGGAGGCGTACCATACAGCGTGGCGAAGTTGCACGTTTTGGCCGTGTCACGCAACGGGTGGTCCTTTGTCAGCGAAGCCGGATCCACCCCAAGCTGCGCCGCAATCAGCCGCGCCGTCGCCAAGTGGAAGTCCTCGCCGGAGCGGAACAGATCCGCCATAACCACATCCCCGGACAGCATCGCAGCCACGCGCAGTTCGATCTGGCTTTGATCGACTTCGACCAATAGCCACCCCGGCGGAGCGACGATCACGTCGCGGCACAGCTTGCCCTCAAACGTCTTGGACCCGGGGAAGTTGTAGGCGTTCGGGTTCTGCGAACTCAGGCGACCCGTTTCCGTGCCGTCCAAGTTGATCGTTGGATGCACGCGCCCGTCGTCACGAACATGCGTGGCGATCCCATCGGCATAGGTAGACTTGAACTTGGCCGCACGGCGAAAGGACACGAGCGCCTTCGCCACCGGATGATCCAACGTGGAAAGGGTGTCGGAATCCACCGACCAGCCGGTCTTGGTCCTTCGATGGGGTTTCAGGCCCAACTCTGTGAACAGGAACCGCTGAGTATCCTGCGCCGACGCCGGATCAAACTCGCCATAGGCTTTCATTTCGAGCACGGCATCCTCAAGCTTGTCCTGCATGTGCAAGCTCAAGTGGCGCAGCGCCGGGATACTCACCAGCACGCCGTTATGCTCCATCTGTTCCGCCGCACGATGCAGCCCAAGGCCGACCGCCGACCACAGTTCGACCAACTCCGGCCGAGCGGCCTGCATCACCCGCGCTTGTTGCGTAACCAGGCAAGCGGTGGATATTGCATCAGCGGCGCAGTACCGAGCGCGCACATCAGGATCCGACCCGGCTTGAGCGTACTGCGCCGGATCCCGACCGCGTTTGCACTGTTCCACCGCTTCCGCGAAGTCGGTTCCACGCCAGGACACCGCCGGAGGCAAAGCACGTTTGCTCCCAGACACAGCGCCAGCGATTGCCTTTTCCTCACGGTCTGCAGCGGCGGACCCCTCTGCCTTCCAGCCAACCCGGCCGACCAATGCTTGCTGAACTTCCAGCCGAGACAAGGCATCGGCTTGAATCAGCTTCCGTTGCAGGCGCGTGCAAGCGACAAGCCCCTGCACGCGCAGCCCGAAGCCGGAATCAATCGCGCCCCAATCGAACAGGGCAGCTTGAGCCGCCTTGGGTATGCGCGGATTTCCAAGTAGCGCACGGAGAGGCGCAGTAACCGGCGACGTTGCCAGCGCACCCACCACGGATTCATCCCAAACGTAGGCATCCCGACCACAGGACAGCGCCAGCGTCAGGATCCGAAAGTCCCGGTCGTTCCGATCCCCGAAAGTTTCGCAGTCAATCGTGACCGGCGAAGCGATAGCGACTTCGCCCACCGCTTCCTCGGCGTCCGCCACCGTCTCCACGAGTAGGCACCGATCATCAACCGGCGCCGGAGGGAACGCCCCGGGCTGAAGTGCCGCCGCGAGATCCGCCTCAAAGTAAGCCCGCATAAAGCGGTTGTGGAACGTCGCAGCCGGGTTGAGCAGGAACGCGACAGGGACACCGCCCGGTAAATGCGTGTACCCACCCCGAGCCGACAGCGCCGGAAGTGCAACGTCACAGATAGCGCGAGCCGCCTGCGAACCGAAAGCCAGCACGAGCGACGGCGTGGCGTAGAACACTTCCGCAGCCAAGTACCCTCGGCACTCGCGGACTTGAACCGCCGACACTTCGCCCTCACCCGCGCAACGGACTGCGTGCGTGTAAATCACCGGACCCGGCCACAGCCGTTCCAGCAACGTGCGAACGTACCGACCCGCCGTTCCCTGGAAAGGTGCCCCCGCCGCATCATCCTCTTGGGACGGGCGATCCCCGACCACAAGCAACACGGACGCAGACGGGGGTGGGATGGGCGGTGGGCTCGCCAACCGAGGCGGCATACACACGGTTCGGGTGCCCTTGTGACGCGAACACCCCGTACACGCCGGGTTGTACTCCCGGGGCGTTTCGCTCACCAACGGCAAGCGAAAGGCTCCGCCAGCGTGTACGGGCAGGATTCTCATGACGCCGAACGCTCCGCGAGCAGAACTTCCAGCGCACGGCTGATGCGCTCACGCAAGTCACCCCCGAGACGGGCAAGCACCGGAACCTCCGAGCGCACCGGTTCGATCACGGCGAAAATGGAATCGACCGTGTTCACGTTGCGATCCAGCATCAACGCCATGACCTGCCGGAAGGTTGTGAACGCGGAAAGCTCCGCAACGAAGTGAGGATCCGCGACGGCGGACCCGGCGGCGACGGCAGCAACGTGAG